TATGCAAGTTATTTTGAATCCTGGGATCCAGCGGTAATAACTGACGAAGACGTCATTATTGAGGATTTACGACACATGTTTGTTGAACAAAATATTGACTCTCGTGTCGAACAAGTATTACCGTTATTGGCAAAATTACAACAGGAACAAAAAATGAAAGAAGTTAATGTATTTGAAAATTGGGCTAATCTTATATTCGAAGGTACTTGGGCATTACCAGATACAAAAGAAAAACAATCTAAATTAGTAGAGCTTATGAGTCAAGAGTTACCTGTCGGACCTGATGCTACTAATACTATTGAACAATTGGATAGTTTATTAGGGGACGATGAATTATTTGATCGTTTAAAGAATTTAGCTGATGAAAATGCAGATGCAGATGCTCGACAAATTATACTAGATCGTTTGGAAGAATTAAAAGATAATCCAGATGTAGCACAGGTTATTGGGCAATTAACAACCCCTTCATCAAACCAAGCGGAACAAGATAACGTAAATGAAATAAACAGATTATCTAGAGAACCAGTTAAAGAAAATCGTCAACAAGAAGGTGAGTACGAATTCAGTACAACAATTACAAATCCAGCGTGGATTGAGTGGGAAAATTCAGCAGAAGACCCATTACCTGATGAACCAGAAGAAACCATCCCAGTTACTGTAACCTTTAATACAGAAGGTGAATATCATGCAGCTACGTGGGGGGATGCTGGCGGCAGCCCAGCTGAGGGAATTGTATATGAAATTGTAACAGTTAGAAATGATCAAACACGCGAATATATTGATCTTGATTTAGTAGATATACCATATTTAGAAGAAAAAGCCCAACAATTTTACGAAGCAAATATGGAAGAATCTGTCGGAGGAGGCAATTGGTTAGAAGAATCAAATCAAGATGAAAAATCTAAACTTGCAGGCAAATACGGGCATTCGGGAAAAATGAAAGCAGTAGAAGGAGTTGATGCAGACATGATGGAACGCATTAAATTCTTAGCAGGTTTAACTAAATAACTAAATAAAAGATATTAATAAAACGGCAACATGAGTTAACTCTAATGTGTCGTTTTAGTAGTAGACACAGACCTAGATGTGTATAATTTACTAGGCAAGCAACTAATACAGGCAACATGGCCAAGCAACAAAATGAAACCGTACACATATCTTATTAGATGGACAAAGCTAAACATTAGCTACTATGGCGTTAGATACGCACAAGATTGCAACCCAAGTGATCTATGGAATCCATATAAAACCTCATCCAAACACGTAGCAAAATTTATTGCTGAACATGGCGAACCAGATGTTGTTCAAGTTCGTAAAACATTCATTGAAATTAGTGTCGCCCAAAACTGGGAGCACCGGGTGTTAAAAAGAATGAAGGTGATTAATAGCGATAAATGGCTAAACCGAACGGATAACAAATCTATTGCTCCTCAATACGGCGAAGACCATCCACACAAAAAAGGTGAACTATCGCATATGTACGGTGTAAAACGGCCAGATATTTCAGATAGACAAAAAGAACGTTTTGCTAATAAAACTCATCAATTTTTGGATCCTATTGCAAGAACTAAATCAATAGTAACTCGTAGTGGTGATCGTCATCATATGAAGCAATCGGAGGTAGCAGAAAAAGTATCAGGTGCAAATCATTATTCTAAAAAAGAAGGATATGTATGTAAAACTTCAGGGAGCAATAATCCTATGAAGTCGGGATACAAATATCGTAAAATCATTTGCCAATATTGTGATAAAGAATACGGAGCAAGTGGATTCAAAAGACACGAAAACTTTTGTAAAAATACGATAACCAGTTTAGTAGTAAACACAGACCAAGATGTGTATAATAACTTGGCAATCAACTAAAATCTAATAATAATTTAGATAGGCATCACATTTAATTTAAAAAAGGCATCAACATTATGGCTAGCTTACAAGAAATACGTGCTCGTTTAGCACAATCAGAAAACAAACAAGGCAATCAATCACAAGGCGATCAATCAATTTATCCGCATTGGAACATTGAAGAAGGCGCAGAAGCAGTACTCCGTTTCGTCCCCGATGGTAATAAAAAGAACACATTCTTCTGGCAAGAACGTGCAATGATCCGCTTACCATTTGCTGGTATTAAAGGAGAAATGGAATCTAAACAAGTACAAGTCCGTGTTCCGTGCGTTGAAATGTGGGGAGATACATGCCCAATTTTAAGCGAAGTACGTACATGGTTCAAAGATAAAGATCCTGTATTAGAAGCATTGGGTCGCAAATATTGGAAAAAACGCGATTACATTTTCCAAGGATTTGTTCGTGATAATCCACTTACAACTGATAAAGCCCCAGAAAATCCAATTCGTCGTTTTATTATTGGCCCACAAATTTTCACATTAGTCAAAGGTGCATTAATGGATCCTGAGTTGGAAGAATTACCAACTGACTATTTACGCGGTTTAGACTTCCGTATCACTAAAGGTACCAAAGGTGGCTTTGCTGATTATAGCGGATCTAAATGGGCACGTAAAGAGTCAGCACTTACTGAAAAAGAACAAGCTGCTATTGAACAATATGGATTGTTTGATCTTTCTTCTATTCTTCCTAAACGTCCATCTGAGGTTGAACTTAATGTTATGAAAGAAATGTTTGAAGCATCAGTTGATGGACAAAGCTATGATGCTGAGCGTTGGGGACAGTATTTCCGCCCAGCTGGTGTAAATGCTCCGACATCTTCAAATGCAGCATCTAATGCATCAGACGAAGATGCTCCATCTGCTAAGGCAGCTATATCAATTCCTGAATCAAACAACTTCGAGGAAGACGATGTTCCAGTAGCATCAGCTCCGGTATCAACAACTCCTACTGCAACAGCAGGTGCACAAGATATCTTGGCTATGATTCGAGCACGTAAAAACGCCTAAAGCACTAGCCAAATAATAACACAGGATTAATTTCCTGTGTTATTCATCTATACAAATAAAAAAAGGATTACAGATGGCTAAACCATTTGATGTATCAAAATTTAGAAAAGATCTTACAAAATCAATCGACGGAATGTCAGTTGGATTTAATGATCCTACCGATTGGATTTCAACCGGCAATTATGCACTAAACTATCTCATTAGTGGAGATTTTAATCGAGGCATTCCACTTGGCAAAGTAACAGTATTTGCAGGTGAATCTGGTGCAGGTAAAAGTTATATCTGTTCAGGAAATATTGTAAAAAATGCGCAAGAACAAGGAATTTTTGTTGTTCTTATTGATAGTGAAAATGCTCTGGACGAAAGTTGGATGCAGGCATTGGGTGTAGATACAAGCCCAGATAAATTACTCAAATTGTCAATGGCTATGATTGACGACGTGGCCAAAACTATTTCTACATTTATGGTAGATTATAAAGCAATGCCTGACGGCGAACGTCCTAAAGTACTATTCGTTATCGATTCATTGGGAATGTTACTTACTCCTACTGATATCAAACAATTCGATGACGGCGATTTAAAAGGCGACATGGGACGCAAGCCCAAAGCACTTACGGCATTAGTTCGCAATTGTGTTAATATGTTTGGCAGTTATAATGTTGGTATGGTATGTACTAATCACACTTATGCTTCGCAAGACATGTTTGACCCTGATGATAAAATTTCAGGTGGGCAAGGCTTTATCTATGCATCGAGTATTGTTGTTGCTATGAAAAAAATGAAGTTGAAAGAAGACGAAGATGGCAACAAAATTTCCGATGTTATGGGTATTCGTGCTGGTTGCAAAGTAATGAAAACTCGTTACGCGAAACCATTTGAAGGTATGCAAATTAAGATTCCTTATGAAACTGGCATGAATCCTTATAGTGGCATGGTTGACTTAGCTGAAAAGCGTGGTTTACTAAAGAAAGAAGGCAATAGTTTAGTTTTCACAACCAGTGATGGTGAAGTTATTAAACAATTCCGCAAAAAGTGGGAAGCCAATGACGAAGGTTCTTTAGATAAAATCATGAAAGATTTTGAAAATCTAAAAGAAACAGTAAGTACTGATGACATACAGACGGAGGAATAAAAATGTCAGTAGAATTAGCGAATGAAATTTATAATGAATTGAAACGTTTTGTGAATGCAGTAGATCGTGAAGAAGCCGCAGAAGTATTAGTATCAGTTTTAATTGATAACGATATTTCTGCAGACGATATTAAAATTGCATTCAAAGGCGAGAGTGATGTCAAACGAGCTCTTACTAGCTATCTTAAAGATCATACAGACGACGATGAAGAAGACGACGATAGCATGTATGGGTGGGGCGATGATGACCACGAGGATTAATCATGTGGTATAGTCGAGTAACAGCTGACTTAGGTGCAATACCAGATTTTATTGCATACTATGAGGCTGAACTTGAAAATGCTAAAAAAGAATGTCGGGTGGGGGGTATTATTGAAAAAAATATTACTAACTTACCTGGCATTACTGAGCATAGATTTAATCAATTGCAGGAAATCGAAGCTGTACTAAATTATCTCAATATTCAAATACGTAAAATACGACGAAAACATTTTCAAAAATACTTAGAAGGGTATGCTCGTGCATTATCCAGTCGAGATGCAGAAAAATATGTTGATGGCGAAGATGAAGTAATTGATTTTGAAACATTGATAAATGAGGTGGCTTTACTACGTAATCGCTACTTGGGAATTATGAAAGGAATGGAGTCTAAGAATTTTATGCTAGGGCATATAGTAAGACTTCGTACTGCTGGAATGGAAGACGTACAGGTATAACATGTTTAAAAACGACGATGAATCACATCAACATAGTTTAGAAACCCTTAATCAGTTATATAATTATTCTGATTTTATGGAATCTATTAAAACCATGGCTGATATAGGATGCGGATCAGGTAAAGATTTAGAATGGTGGGCAACAAGAACCACTAATGATGAGTACTCTACC